CGTGACTGGTTTACTAAGAGTAAGTCTTCTGATGGTACCCCTGGTTGGGTTCAGTTGGGTGGGAAATATGCAGGAAAACCCTGTGCCAAACAACCAGGACAAACAACAAAACCTAAATGCGGTTCCTCTAAAATGAAAAGAAACCTAAATAAGAAAGAGGAGGATGCAGCCTTTCGTCGCAAAAACGCAAAAGATCCTAATCCAAATAGAAAAGGAAAAGCAATCAACGTGAAAACAGAATCTACACAAATACACGAAGGCGAAAAAGATGCATGTTACCATAAGGTAAAATCACGTTATTCAGTTTGGCCAAGTGCTTATGCAAGCGGTGCACTTGTCAAATGCCGAAAAGTTGGTGCAAAGAATTGGGGAAACAAGAGTAAGAAAGAAGAATTTGAAGGAAACAAATCTTTCCAAGAATTTCAAGAAGCAGGAAAGAAGTGTTGGAAAGGTTATGAGAAAAAAGGAACCCAAACCTTATTCGGCAAGACGTACAATCGCTGCGTAAAGAAGGAAGAAAATGAAATCGAAGAAGGAGCAGCATGGACAAAAAAGTCAGGAAAAAACCAATCTGGGGGACTTAACGAAAAAGGCAGAAAAAGTTACGAACGCGAAAATCCTGGATCTGACCTTAAAGCACCTAGCAAGAAAGTTGGAAACCCCCGCAGGGCGTCCTTCTGTGCTAGAATGAAGGGAATGAAAGCAAAGTTAACAAGTGCTAAAACAGCGAGAGATCCAGATAGTAGGATTAATAAATCACTTAGAGCATGGAACTGCTAAATGAAAGTTTGTCCTAAGTGTGATGCAACTTGGATAGAAGGACAGTTATATTGGTCAACAGGTAAAGAGGGATGTCCTCATGATCTTGCAGGTTTACTCTGTAATGGTTATGATGATGACAGTTGTATAAACCCATGTAAAGGATCTACCAGTGGTCAGACATGGGAAATTCGTCGTGCAATGCTTTAAGTATAAATACTTAAAGATATAAAAAAGATATGAAAAAATTTAACACATGGGTTTTAGATACCACAATCTACATCTTAGACTTTCTCTACAGAGGTAGAGACTTTCAAAGGTTCTGGGTTCTTGAAGTAATTGCAAGAGCACCATACTTCTCATTTATCAGTGTGTTACATTTTCGCGAATCTTTGGGACTTAGAGGTGAAGAACACATATACTTAATGAAAGAACATTTTTATCAGGCACTCAATGAAACAGAACATCTTGAAGAAATGGAACTCAGGGGTGGTAATAAACATTGGATCGATAGATTCTTCGCTAAACACTTGGTTCTTCTTTACTATTGGATTAT